CCTTAATGTTGGTAGTGGATTAACTGATGACATGCGTAAGGATGTATGGGCAGTTAAGGATAGTGTTATTGGACAGTTAGTTGAGATTAGAGCTGATGCGGCAACGCAAAGTCAAGACGCTGACGATGTTTGGAGCCTAAGGTTCCCAAGGTTTAAGACCTTTAGAGGTTTTGAAGTAGGCGAGAAACTATAATGAAACTTGTACCTACAGATGATAAATTACTATCGTGGATAGTATTTTGCCTTAAGGTAGGTCTCGTAGTATCGTTAACTTTCATGTTTCCATTGAGATGGATATTAACTCCGGTATTAGGATTATGAACAAAGAACAATTAGTATTCCTATTTAACAACTTGCACTCAGAGGACAAGAACGGCGAGATAGAAGCAGTAGTGCATGATGTGAATGGCGGTACATTTGTTACTGACAGCATTAGGTTAGACATGGATGGTGGTAGAATTATTATATGCCAACAAAACAGTCCTAGTTATGAGAGCAACAAGCTCAATTGGGAACAAGAATTAACCTTTGCGGAGAAAGTATAATGAGTAGTAATAAAGACTTCTTAATACAGAATGTAAAACTTAATGGCGGCGTACAGCAAGTATATAAATTTCCAAATGGATACGGTGCTAGTGTTATCAAACACAAAGGTAGTTACGGTCATAAGAGCGGATTGTGGGAACTAGCAGTTATAGAAAATATAAACGAAGACGGATTTGATTTATGTTATACAAGTTCAGTATGTTCCGATGTAATTGGCCATTTAAATGATCCTCAAGTAGATCAATTATTAGGCCAGATAAGACGACTAGGCACTTAAAAGGTTAGGTAAATACCAGTATGGATCAACAAATATCAGATATTCTCAGTAGAGAAACTAAACGACAAAACAACACAATCGAGCTCATTGCAAGTGAAAACTATGCCAGTGATGCAGTAATGGAATTAAGTGGAAGTATATTTACAAATAAGTATGCTGAAGGTTATCCCGGGAAACGATACTACAATGGTTGCGATCATATGGATGAAATCGAAACCATGGCAATTGATGAAGTTACTAAACTGTTTGGTTGTAACTTTGCAAATGTGCAACCGCATTGCGGCGCTAATGCCAATACCGCAGTCTTTCAGGCATTTCTAGAACCAGGTGATAAAATACTTGGAATGGATTTAGCAAGTGGTGGACATTTAAGTCACGGTAGTGCCCCAAATATATCAGGCAAAATTTATCAAGCACACCATTACGGTGTCAATGAAGAGGGCTTGTTGGATTATGATGCTATAATGGAACAAGCAAAAGAGGTAAGACCTCAAATGATTATAGCAGGCGCCAGTGCATATCCTAGACAAATCGATTGGGCAAAGTTTAGAGAAATTGCAGATGAAGTAAATGCAATACTATTTGTTGACATGGCACATTACGCCGGTTTAATAGCCGGTAAAGCATACGTTAGCCCTATACAGTTCGCTGATGTGGTATCAAGTACAACACACAAGACACTACGCGGTCCTAGAGGGGGTATTATACTATGGAACAACCAGGAATACTCGAGGCGTATTAATAGTGCAATCTTCCCAGGCACACAAGGTGGGCCATTAATGAATATGATTGCCGCTAAAGCACAATGTTTTGTTGAAGCAAACACATCTAGTTTTGGTATGTATGCACAAGACGTTGTTATTAATGCAAAAGCATTTGCAGAACAACTTACTGCTAATGGATTTGAGTGCTTGACAGATGGCACAGATTCGCATATAATATTACTTGACCTAACAAACAGAGGAATGAGCGGCAAGTCTGCGGCAAATATATTAGAGATGAATGGTATTACAGTAAATAAAAACGGCATACCAAATGACCCTAGAAGTTTTACAGAAACAAGCGGTATTAGATTAGGTACTGCGGCTGAAACAACTAAAGGGCACGACACTCAATGGTTTAGAAAATTAGCAGACCAAATTGCTGATATTATATAATGAAGTTTGACTTTGATGTAGATATAGATATGTTTGACAGGAATAAACTGTTAGATGTAATACAGCACACACCTGCAAGTATTTGTAAAGAAGAACAATTTACAAAACACAATACAGGTGTATATTTACAAGACATTCCTTTCTACCCATTAGAATCATACAGCTCAATAGATCATAAACAAGCAGAAGCTGAAGGCTGGTTCAAACTTGATGTGCTAAACAACAGCATTTATAAAGATGTTAGAGATGAAGCACATTTAGAAAAGTTATTAAATGATGATGTTATGTGGGAGTTATTTGGACACCAAGAAGTTGTAGAAAAGTTATTTCACATTAACAGTCACTTTGGTATTGTAAAACAACATCTACCTACAAACATAGATCAGTTAGCAATGATACTTGCTATGATTAGACCTGGCAAACGCCATTTAGTTGGTAAAAGCTGGGAAGAGATTGAGGCTAATGTTTGGGTTAAGCCACTAGATAATATTTATTTCTTTAAAAAATCACATTCTTATTCATATGCTGTAGCAATTAAGGTGCAACTAAACTTGTTGTGCGAAGGCTAATTAGTCTACTTTTCTAACTAATTGTATTGAACGTCTTTTAACTCTTTTCTTAATCAGATTCTGTAAACTTGTAACCGGTCCAAACAAAATCTCAACATCTTTCATTGCAAATGTCTTGAGGAAAGGGTGAAAGATTCTCATCTCGTGATGCAAGAATACGTCAATAGGTAGCATACGATTAGATTCCCACCACCATATTTCACCTAGTTCGAGGAATTCTTTTTTAAGCTCTTTGGTGCTAATTAAATCTACGTCGTAGAATGTGAGTATCTGGTTGTCAGCATTTACTATGATGCCAACATACTCTGCGCCAGCATATCTGATGCCTGTTAAATATTCGATTTCGGTTGTAGCTTCTGTCATGTAACTGTATTTACCATATTAATCTTTTGATAAATACAGTTATGAGCAACTTTACCTCAAAAATGTATTTGTACGACACTATCATTGATTTAGTGGTGGATGATACATCGATAACTTTGGATAACAGACCTATGAACAGTAGAAAATTAAAAGTCCATAAAGGTGTTAACAATGAATTATTATTTAGCATCACTAACAAGGACAGAAAGAAGTATAACGTCTTTGCAGATACATTATATGCATATATAGTATCTCCAACAGATAAAAAGAGGGTAGTAACTAAGTTATTAGAACATACCTCTGATGTCGGCGTTGTAAAACTAGTATTAACAGATGGAGACTTACAAAATGTAGGCAGAGGATTATATCAGATGCATATTGTTAAAAACGATTCATCAGACCAAACTTACCTACCATTATTTAGTGACCAACAAGGTAATGCTAATATGGAAATAGAAGTTTCTGACCAAGTTGTCCAAGACCCTGTTGCTACTCAGGAAGACTTAACGTTTTTCCAAACAGCAGACACAGACGAAGGCGATGCGGCTAACACTTTTGTATCTAATGCAATGTTTGGGAACATACAAAAGAACTTCCAAAACTCACAGCATACTATTGCAGTCTATCCAACTTCAGCATACACTGGACAAGTTACAGTTCAAGCAAGTTGTATTAGCGGCTCTCCTGCTTCAGGTGATCTAAGCACAGATTGGTTTGATGTTAAGCATATTGATATGACAGCAAATACACAAATTAGACATGCAACATTTACTGTAAGTGCTAACTGGATTAGGATTATAAGTAAGCCTACTGTAAGTTCAGCAACATCAAATCTTACTAAAGTTTTATTAAGAAACTAGTTGACTTTTACTGATTCTATGCTATAATTAAGCATGGTCGAACATATTGTAGAATCAGTACATAAGTTATTATTAGATAACTTACCTATACGAACAAATATTACTCCAAGTGGCTGGAGGACATTCAACTGTCCAATGTGCTCGGATACAAGAAAACGGGCTGGTATTATTCTCGGTGGTTCTAAAATAAGTTTCCATTGTTTTAATTGTACATACACAACTGGCTGGAGCCCAAGTCCCCACTTAGGTAAAAAGTTTAGAGAGTTGGCAGACAAGTTAGGCGCAGATTCTAAAACAATACATGATGTGCAAATAACACTCATGCAAAATAGTGAATTGCTAGAAGTTGCAGAAGACACAGAGTATGTTTATAATTTTACAGCATTTGAAACTATCGAGTTACCAGAAGGTACACAAATGATAGAAGCATTACCGGACGGTAACGCTCTTAAGGAATATGCTAGGGATAGGGGTATATTAGGATTATACCCATTACTACATATTAATGATATTTCTAATAGGAAACGTGTTGTTGTTCCTTTCACTTATAATGGTGAACTGATTGGCTGGACAGCAAGACATATTAATCCCCCAGATAAAGAAACACCTAAGTATTTACATAACATGCCTAGTGGGTATGTATTTAACATTGATGCATTTGCAAACAATGACAGAGAGATTGTTATTGTAACTGAAGGTGTATTTGATGCTATTATGATAGATGGTGTAGCAGTACAGGGCAACCATGTAACACCAGAACAAGCACATTTAATTGACAAGTTAGACAAACGTGTTATAGTGTGTCCTGATAAAGACGAAGCCGGTGTTGAGTTAATTGATCAAGCATTAGCACTTGGTTGGGAAGTTAGTTTTCCAGACTGGCATCCAGATTGCAATGATGCCGCTGATGCTGTACAAAAATACGGAAGGTTAGCAACTATTAGCAGTATTGTAAAGAATGCAACAGCAAATACAATCAAGATTAAAGTAAAATCTAGGATGTTTTAAATAAGTACTGATAGAGGAAAAAAGATATATGACACAGAATTTATACGTTGACGGCACAGAATGGTCCTTAGGAGACTCAACTTGGCCTGTGCAATTATTAAAACAGTTTGACAATTACCACAATTCAGCAGAACCTTATAAAAGTTCAGAAGGTATCTTGCAATCATATTACAGCTATATTAGGTCACTTGGACAAACAGACGAACCGGATACTGAATATGCTATTAAGAATAGTGTATATGTTATAGAGTTTCCAGATCCGTATAATCAGACATTATGGATTCCAGAATACGGCACCCATGTTAATGTGTGCGGCAGTACATTTAATTCATGGACTGCAGATGAAGAGCTAAGGAACAATCCGACTGATCATTTCTTAGAGTTAGTAGAAAAACAAAAAGCAAAATTACAAGCATGGACAGAATTACGTGGCACCACCGAAGTATACAACGAACAGGCTAAAGCAATTAATTCCATTATATCTCATTGTAGGGTATTTGGAGCGGCAACAAGAATTATTATTAAGGACGGAAACCATATGCCAGATGGCGATGCATTGAGAAGTGTATTTCATCCTTATATGGTTACTAAGACACATCACTATCTTGCAACACCTAAGTTTGTATTAAAAGAAGACGATGATTTTAACGGAGATACAGTAACAGACAGTGGGCACCGTAGATACGGTATCTATGTTGCTAAAACATTAACTCGTGATAACATAATAGCACAACGATGAGCGAAATTACAGAATATAGTGAAGACATACAACGACTGTTTATACAGTTCCTAATCAGCGACGCTGACTTATTTGCTAGATGCCAGAACATTGTAAGCTCTGACGCATTTACTAGAAAGTTTAGGCCTACGGTAGACTTGTTAATTTCTCATAGTAAGGATTATAATTCAATCCCTACAATTGAGCAAATTAATGCTGTAGGCCAATTAAATTTAGAAGTTATACAGAATGTAACGCCAGAACACCAAAGCTGGTTTATGGATGAGTTTGAAACTTTCTGTAGACATAAAGCAATGGAAACTGCAATTATTGAGAGTACCGACTTGTTAGAAAAACAAGATTATGGTACAGTAGAACAAAAGATCAGAAGTGCAATGGAAGTTAGTCTTGTAAAAGACTTAGGTCTAGATTACTTTGAAAATCCCAAAGAGAGATTAGAATGGATCAAATTGCAAAGCGGAGCAGTAAGCACAGGCTGGAAAGGAATAGACCAGAAACTTTACGGTGGGCTGAACAGAGGAGAAATAACAATCTTCGCAGGAGGCTCAGGTGCAGGTAAAAGTTTATTCTTACAGAACTTTGGTGTTAACTGGGCATTAGCAGGACTTAATGTTGTATATGTTAGTTTAGAGTTAAGCGAACAACTTATTAGTATGCGTTTAGACGGCATGGTTAGTGAATATGCCGCAAGAGATATTATGAAAAATATTGATGACGTAGATTTAAAAGTGCGAATGAAAGGCAAGAAAGCAGGTAAGTTTAGAGTTAAGTACATGAACAGTGGTATTACTACTAACGATCTAAGAGCATTTTTACGAGAGTACGAAATACAATCAGGTATAAAAGTAGACTGTTTATTGGTTGATTATTTAGATCTTATGATGCCTATAAGCGGAAAGATTAGTGCAGAGAATACATTTATTAAAGATAAATTTGTGTCTGAAGAACTGCGTAATCTTGCACAAGAGCGTGATTTGTTAATGGTTACAGCATCTCAGTTAAACAGAAGTGCTGTAGAAGAAATTGAATTTGATCACCACCATATTGCAGGTGGTATTAGTAAGATCCAAACAGCAGACAATGTTGTAGGCATATTTACAAGTAATGCTATGCGTGAAAGAGGTAGATATCAGATACAGTTTATGAAAACACGTTCAAGTAGTGGTGTAGGTAGTAAAGTAGACTTGAAGTTTAATCCAGATACATTGCGTATTGAAGATTTAGACGAAGGTGATGAAGATGCAATGACAATGACTACAAATAGTTTAGTTGATCAACTAAAAAGAAGTAGTTCAATAAAGTCAGATGAGCCTGAAGCAAGTGATGTAGTAGAGGCTGGTCTGCAGTTAAGAGACTTCCTTAAGAATAAAAAGTGATAAATACTCATAGTAATATCACAATAAAGGAAAAATATGCGAAAATCTAAAAGCATCTTAGAAGAGTTAAATTCAATATCAATTGATCGTTCTAAAGATTATGTTGTAGAGAATCGCGGCGAGCATGTTATTAATAGTGCTATAAATCTTATAGAGCAAATTGAAGTCAACTATGACGAGCAAGTTGCTAAAGATTTAACTAATAGACTTATTAATAGTATTCGCAGTAAGGATACTAATAAATTTTCCCGTGGTATAAAAAAAGTAATTAAAGAGAGCCAGGGAAAAAATAATGAAAATAACAGAAATAACCCAACAGACTAACGAAGGTCCGTTCGGCGGCGAGTTCATGCAAGGCGCGAAGGACTTTGTAAAAAGAGCTTCTTTGCTCCCCCAAGCAAATTTTGGCAGTAAGATAGCCCAAGGACAACTCCAGGCCCTGGAAGTTAGTAAATATTTGCATCAACGGTTTACTCATTTAATGGCGGTATCGGGCGATCAAAAAAAGATAACTGCTGAAGACGTTGCCCAGTTCTTACTTTCAGTTGGCGTAGATCAAGCAACAATTCTCAAAGCAATGCCAAAAGGACAACAAGCACCAGCGGCACCAGATGCACCAGAACCTACTCAGATGGATATGTTTCCTGATGGGGTAGACCAGACCGAAAGCGTTAACGAAGAAGAAGGGGTATTTTTAAATACCAGGCAAGTTAGGCAAATTATAGATATTGCAGTTAAAGGCGCAAGTAGAACAGTAGGGTTAGAAAAGTTAGTTAGTCCAGCGGGTTCGGCGATAGGTGGAACCAACCCTGGCGCAACAGCAAAGGCATTAGCCAGCAATTCTCCTCAAAAAATAAGCCAAATAGCATCAGTAATACAGAACATGAATCCGGCAGACAAAGCGGCACTAACTAAAGAACTTGCTAGTGGCAACAAAAAACCAGGCAAAACATAGGAAATTTATGCGTTTATTAGAAGTTACGCAACAACGATTAGAAACACTTAACGAAAGTGGTAGTATGTCGGGTGTAGGCGCTATACATATATCAGAGATTAATCCAACTCTTGTTGGCTTAGAAAAATCTTTAGGATTAGATTTAATAAACAATGCACTAGGTTCTGTTGGTAAAAAGGAGTTCTCTGGCGACATAGATGTTGCAGTAGATATGGAACCAGGCGCATTACCAGAATTACTAGACAAGTTAAAAACAAATCCAGACATTGTAGATATTGCTAGAGGTCCTAATGTCATAATGACTAAGATTAAAATTGTAAATTATGATGCAAGCAAAGTAACAGACAGAGCAAGAACTGGGTATGTGCAATTAGACTTCATGCCAGGCAATCCAGGTTGGATGAAAACATATTATCATTCTCCTGCAGAAGGCGAAAGCAAATACAAAGGTGTATACAGAAATATAATGTTAGCAGTAATGTGTGCATTATACAATAGAAAAGATTCAGAAGAAAAAACAGAAGACGGCAGAAGCCTAGAGTGGGAACAATTTTTATTCTCACCTACAAAAGGACTTGTACGAGTAAAACGTTCACCTGTTCCTAAAAAGAATGGCATGGGTTACACAAAGCAAAATCAAAGTACTGTAATAGACGGTCCATGGACAACACCAGAAGAAATAGTTAAAGTGTTAGGACTAGGCAGTAAAGAAGACTTAAACAGCTACGAAAGTTTAAAGGCCGCCATAGAAACAAATTACGCACCAGATGTAGCAAATAAAATGCTTACTAGTTTTGCTAAAAATAAACAAGTTCAGGATATTGGTGTACCGGATGATTTAAATGTTGCAGAAGGCATCATAGAATATATGAGAAAATTAAAATGAGGTTCCGTGATATAAAAATGCTCATGGAAGGCGCAAGAATCCAACATGCAGAAGATATAATTTTCTGGGAAGGTTCTAAGGGTGCTTTGCGAGTTGTTAGCAGTCTCAAAAGTTTAGAACAGCAAGGTCATAAAGAAGTTACAATTAAATGGGATGGTTCACCAGCAGTTATTTTTGGTAGAGCACCAGATGGTAGATTTATATTTACTGATAAAAGTGGCTGGAGTGCTAAAGGATATAACGGAAAAACAACATCTGCAGAAGAAGTTAAAGATATGTTTTTATCTAGAAGCAATGGCGCAAGAAGAGAAGATCCTGTACAAATAGAGTTTGCTAATACAATGGCAGATTTGTTTAATCAATTTGAACTTATAGTTCCAACTAATTACAGTGGATTCTTTAAAGGCGACTTATTATACACTGAAACACCTCCTGTAATTAAAAAGAATTTTGTATTTAAACCAAACATTGTTGAATATGCTGTTGATGTAGAGTCAGAGCTTGGACAAAAAATTAGACCAAGTAATGCAGGTATTGTAATACACAGGCAAATTGATGAAGAAGGTAATGAGACTCCGCTAGAACAATATGACATATTTACAGGTAACAATGTGCTAGTAGTATCACCTATTAGTGTCGAACAACCTGCACAAAAAATTAGTCCAGCACTAAACAAGTTAGAAACACTTGTTAATAAAAATGCTAATGCTATAGACGGACTGTTAAGTAAGCCAGAATTATCAATGATGAAAATGACAGACTTCCCTCAAATACTCTATAGATATATTAATTCTAAAGTAGATACAGGACTTGACAGTCTTGGAGCTGACTTTGGTACATGGTTACAAGCATCAAACGTTAGTAATGTTAAAAAGCAAAAGATAACCAACTATATTAGTAATCAACAAGTAGCCTGGTCAGCATTGTGGCAAACAGTTTCTGCAATAATGCAAGTCAAGGATAATATAATTTCACAGTTTGAGCAACAAGGTGGTGATGTACAACAAAATATTCCAGGGCATACCACTAATAGTGGAGAAGGGTATGTGTTAGCACACCCAGAAGGCGACATTAAACTAGTGCCGAGATCAACGTTTAGTGCGGCTAACAGAGCGGCGGTGAGATAATGGATTTAAAACTAGTAAATCAAGAGTTATCAGAAGCAAGACTATTTAGATATTCTAGAAGTTTTGGAGCATTTACAGGCAGACAAGTTGCTGACTTGATGTTTTTAAACTTGCTATCGTTACAATTGTTAGCATTAGAAGAAAGCACACACGAAATAGCAAGGAAGTATGCTCAACGTTCAAGTACTTTTAGTAACTTTTCGTTATTTAGAACAGCGTCAACTGATATTTACTTGTTGGCATACCATATATTGCATCCTATGAATGATCACTGTAATATGAAAAACCCTATAGAAGGTAAAAGATTCTTAAAAGGTTTAAGGTTTGAGTCAAACAAGCTAATCATGTGGTTACGCCAAGTAGGACAAGGCAGGGGCGATAGCGATTGGGCTAGACAGTACTTTTTTAGATTAGAAACTCAATTACAAATTAAAGATTCTCGTTACAAGAGATGGCGTAGATTAATAGGCTCGTACAACAATTTAAAGTTTGCACAAAGAAATGCCTTAATTGCCCAAATCACGTTTGAAATTAAACGAATTGGTGGAGGCTCAGGCAGAGGCTCAGAGTTATTACAAGATTTAGAACCTTTTAAAAAGAAAAGAGGCTATTCCAGTGCAGAAAAACAAGCTAAACGTGATGCCAAGAAAGCAGACAGCACATCGTTTACAAAAAGAGCAGTTGGCACAGTTGCAGGTGCAATAGCCGGTAAATATGCCGCCAAGAAAGTTGCACAGACATTTAATAAAGATATTGATAAATATAAGAAAGCCGGAACTGGTATTGGTGCAATAGCAGGCTACTGGGCAAGCGGCAGGAAAAAACAGCAATGAAGATTAATGAAGTTATAATTACCGAAATAGACGGACCAGATGCTTCTCGGGCTGATGCAGTCCCATCGTCTGATCGATTCAAGTCCAGTCGGTCTGATAATGTAAGTAGTCAGTGGCGTCCAACAGACCAGCAACGCAGTGACTTGCAGAAGACACACGGTAAAGAGTTTGTAAGATTTGTTATGTTTGCTGTCCAACAGCCTAACATTAGCTCAATGCAAGATGCTATTGCGTTTGCTAACGCACAGATGACCATACAGCAGGCTAAAAATGATAAAGCACTCGGTAAGGTAGGAGCAACACCCGGCTCTGGGTCTGATAAATGGAACACTTCTGCAGCCAAGCGAGACGATAGTAAAAGAACATCCAGATCAACAAAACAAAGCGGACCGCCGACAATGCCAGACTTTAAAGGCCCAGGCGTCTTAGACGATCTTCCTGGCATGTCAAAGATGAAAAGTGCTCTTGCTGTAGTTAAACGAGCCGCTGGTATTAACCGCGGAAAAGCACTAGCGAAGAAATTGAAATAATACCTCTTAATACTTATAAATAAGAGTATGCCTCTATTTAACGATCCATTGATAATAAACGACCACATCCTTGAAATGGGTGCCACCGAATCTGTGTTTGGTAACTTTAAAATTCCTATGGAAGTTGCTAATGCTAGAGCAGGCAAACTTATAACAACATCTACCCCAGGCTTTGAGAGATCCAGTAAGTTCTTTGATTTTGAATGGTTTGATTCCTTTAACACAGATTTCTTTTCACGAGATGACACTGTGCTATGGGCAGGAAGTTGTATTGTGCAAGACTTTGCATCATTATTTGAGAAAAAGGGTTGGACTACTAACAGAGTTTTACGATATGGACAGGGTGTTTTTAATATGAAAACACTTGCTATGAACTTACGTTGGTTGTTTGAAAACGAATCGTTGTATGAAGATGATATTTGGGAAGACTATAACCCTAAACAGTTTAAATTAGGCAAACGAGATAGAGCATTTTTACAAGAAAAAATGTTAGATTTTAATAAAGTGGTATTGTTTAGCGGAACTACAGACATTTATCACGATAAAGTAACAGGTAAAGACTTACATGCGGCACCACCGTTAGCATATTTAGACCCAGAAAGGCATATCGTTCGAAGGTTATCACACCAAGAAGTATTTGACTCACACAAAGAAGTATTAGAACTAATACACAAACATATATGTAAAGATGTATTGTTTATATTAAGCCCATTTGGATTTGCAAGCCAATCTTGGTCTGGAGATCATCCACCTTTACCGTTATCCATGGTAGCAAAAGCAAGTATAAGAGTTGCTGTAGAAGAAACAATGCAACAAAACTACTTTCCTATGTATGAAATGATACAAGAATACTTCACAGAATACAGAGATAAAGGCTTACACATACACAATGATATCATACAAATCATGATAGAAGTGTTAGGCACATGGTATGGCGACTTTAAACATGCAAGAACTAAGTCTGAAGTCATGGCAGACTTCCAGGTTATAAGGAAAGCATTTGTTCAACGTGCATTAGTTAATAAGTCGTTACCCAAAGAAGAAGTATACACTCCTAAGACCACAAGATCCAAAGACGTCCCTTTCTAGACCGTAAATCAATAATATAAAATCTGATAAATAGTGTAAGCAAGTACATTAATGTCTTGCTATGGAGACACACATGGCGTTAACAAGAAGCGGTGCAATGAATAACCAGGAAGTATTATCTGGTAATATTGAATTTTATTCATTGTTTACTTCGTTAGATATTACTAGAACAGGTGATTTTGGCGACAACACACAAAAAGATTTTGAAGCAGTGGTACAAGTTATTAGTTTGAGAGCAATGCCAGTAGTAATGAATAATCCTGTAGCTATAAGCGGCATAGGCGCAGTAGTTTTAGAAAGTTACGGAGCACCGACTATGACTGGTGCAGGCTGGATTTTTAAATTTGCTTTTGAAAGAGAAGGTGTACACACAATAACCACACTCACAGACGAATTAAACGGTATAGTATTAAATGGTGGAACTATTGATACTAAAGATACAGTAAATATGGAATTTACTAAACAAGATTTATTATAGAGTAAATTATGGCCAGAAAGAAAGTAGAAACTAAAAAGGCGCCACAGTATGCGCCAATGCCGGAAGGTAATGTTGAAGCACATATTATTGCGGACATGCTCAGGATCGAAAGCATTACAGCAGAGCTCAGAGAGTTTAAGGACGATACTAAATCTAGGCTAGATAAATTAGAAGGCTGGATAGTTGCAATAGTTGGCATCACAATTACTACATTATTAGCAACAGTTGGCACGTTAGTAGGGACAATGTTATGAGACTAGATGAAATAGAATGTTGGGACGGATACAAAAAAGACGGTACTCAAAAGGGTACTGGAAAGAACAAAGGTAAACGTGTAAACAAATGTGTACCTGAGGAAGTTAACGAAGAGCCAGTAGCAGAAGCAAAAGGATTAGGGAAACGAGTAAAAGTTGTTAAAGGCCACTTTGCTGGAGAAGAAGGTACCATTAGAGAAATTAAACATGGTGCATTTAAAGGCGCTCCTAAAACCTACTACATTGATTTAGATAACGGTGAGATGGCAGACAATTTGCCTGCAGACGTATTAAGATTAATTAAGAGTACTCCTGAGTTTGAAGCAGTTGACAAATATACTTCTTTCTCAACACAAAATAAAGGACGTAAACCTAGTCTTAGTCAAAACAAATTATCTAGTGCAGAATACCAACAGGCGAAGAAACTAAAAGGTTTTAATAAAGATGATTGGGAATGGAATGGCGACCTTTATATAAAGGTTACAGAAGCAGTAGAAGAATCATTTGATTGTGACGATACGTTTTTTGAAACATACGGTTGGCTAGACGGTGAATCACTTGAAGAAGCAGAATATCAAGGACGTACAGTTAAACTAAACAAGCCTATGCAAGGCGACGTTAAGAAGTTTAAAGTGTATGTCAAAGATCCTAAGACAGGTAATACTAAAAAAGTAAACTTTGGACATGGCGGATCAAGTGTCAAAGGTAAAGCAATGCGTATTAGGAAAAGTAATCCTAAAGCAAGAAAGAGTTTCAGAGCAAGACATAATTGCGATAGTCCAGGACCAAAAACCAAAGCCAGATACTGGTCATGTAGGAAATGGTAATATGAGAATAGACGAGTTCACCGACACAGAGTTATTTGAAGCCAGAATGGTATGGCGTAAAATGGGCAAGTCAGTTAAACGAGCTGTTAGGTGTACTAGTGGCAGACGTAAAGGCAGAGTAGTAGCCACAGCGGCACAATGCGGTGCGCCAATTGACTTCAAGAAACGTTTAACACTAAAGAAAACAAAAGCAAGAATGGGCAAGAGAATTTCCCGTAAAGCCGGAAGGGCAAAAAAGTTTAATCCTATTAGTAGACGGGTTGCTTCAATGAATAAAGCAACTAGATTTAAGAGACGTAAATAATATGAAATTTAAAGATGTGCAAACATTAGAGTCGCTAGTAAAAAGCCTAAGTGAATATGGTAGTACTCCAGGACCTTCTAGTTACGGAGCTAACAAAACATCTTCAGTTACTGCCCAATCGTCTAGTCCAACTACAACACAGACTCACTCTAATGTGGAACCTGATACGGCACCTACAATTAAACCAGTGCCGGCAAAAGGTTTAGAAGACGGTACAGATTTTAAAGACGAGAAAGGTGAAGTTGCTGGCACAGTTATTAGTAAAGTGGGTTCAAAACCAAAACCAGATCAAGTTGTTGTTCAGTTGCCAGATGGCAAATATGAATTATATGATCCAGAACTAGAAGTGATGGTTGATGAAGATATTAGTCACACAGCACTTAACAAAATAAAAAATAATGATCAACGATATGCAAACTCATCTGCTAAGAGAATTAAGCGTTTAGCTCGTAAAAACCAGTTACGTGAACAGGGCGACGAACAGTTATTTGAAATTAACTTTAACACAAAGCAACTAGTCACAAAGGCATTAGATCTGCCTATTAAATGCGGCTTTGAAGCCGAAACTGTTTGGGAAAGTTACAGTAACAACGATAGTAATTATGGCGAAGAAGTTGATGACATGTCTTGGAGCGATATCGAAGACAGAATTTTTGATGAGTATGGCAGAAGTTACTTAGACGACATCAACGAAGCATACCGTAATTGGATCTTAGAAGACAAAATATACGAGTACGAAGGCGATCTTATTGCTGA